ATAGGTTGAATGTATGGACGCACAACTATGTCAGGGAGGACGCATAGCAGGCCTTAAGAGGTTCCCTGTTCGCGCTAGGAGTCTTTGGCCGCATCTCTTGCTGATGGCTTTTGTAGCCGCCCTGGGAGCGCTTAGGGATAGTCCTGTGATTACTGACTACGTGCCGGCTCAAGCCCCTGTAGCTGCGGCGCCTGTGATCAACATCATCCAGCCAACGATGATCAAAATGCACTACACCGAGGCACCTGTTCAGATGCCGTCAGTCAGTCGTGTAGTAAACCGTCAACCTGCTAGTAGAGGTTCTCTTTGGGTTAGCGAGTGCGGTGGAGAGGACGGGGGGCCAGTAGTTCGAGAACTTTGAGTCTCGGTAGACTGTAAGGGTTCTGACTCAGACGTGCATGGCTCCGGTATTAGATCCTGCGTTGCGCCTTCTAATTGCCCTAGCCGTTGCTGTTCGTCGCCGTGACTGCGTCATGGTCCAGCAGATTGCTGAACAGGTAGACCTAACCCTTTCGTTCAGAGAAGCAGGGCGCACTTTCTCGCGACTGCCTAGTTATGGCGTATCCGATGCTGACCTCAGCTGGCTGCGTACAGCCATCTAGCCAATGGGAAGGCTGAGCTAGGACCCGTCTTAGTTCAAATGTCAGCAGCACGTACCGGCCCTCTCTACGGTCCACTCCCTGACTTAGACGTCGACTGGACGATCTATGAAGCAGATCAGGTGACGATTGCGTATAGCCCCGATCAGACACGCGGGCTAATCATGGAGATCCAGGGACTGGCTTCTTCTTATAAGGCTTTGCATCGCCTCAGTACATGCATGGGCGGCGTTGTCGCCATGCCAAATCCCGTAGCGGTTGCTCGCATTAAAACCAACATTTCAGCTTGGATTGTCAACCAGGCCACTATCACCACAGAGAAGACAACACTTGGCGGAGATGATCTGCCATTGATCAAGGCTGACGTGATCGAATATTCAGAAGAGCCTCTTAAGCAAGGCAGCAGTATTAAGAGCTACAAGCTGCGGCCATTGTTTGAAGAGCAGGCCCGGCTGACTATGCGCATCTGTCTAGACCTGGATATGGAGACCTATGGATTAGAGGGGGTGTGTTGCCCTGGTGGCAGTTCTAATGGCTCGATGAGCAGCGGAGTCACAACTGTGATCCGGAGTTGACATGCCTACACCTCTCGCCTTTATCAAAAACGCCAGGATTCTGGTCACGCGGCCTGGCAGTCGTGGTGGGCCTGATACTGGTTATGCCGTGGTGCCTGGGCAAGAAATTCTCGTCCGTGCCTATGTCAAACAAGTCTCACAGGGCAGCCGTGCTGACTATGCGGACAAGGTTGATCTAAGTATTGCCACAGACATCTTCAGTGGTTATGTCGTTGATTGGGCAGAGGTCCCCAACGGTGCAGACTGGAGGAGCTGGGACCCATCGGGTGACTCCACACTCGACCAGACAGGCATTAGACCAGCTGAGCTAGGCAGTGGTCAGACAATTAATTTCTACTTCTCCGAGCGCACGGCAAAAGCTTCTGAAGTCATGGAGAACAGCAGCTCATTTGGGGATGAAGGTATTGGCACGATCTTGCGTGAAAAGATCGGTGATCGCGTGATCATTAAGTGTGAGTGGGCGGGCTGATGGCCGATTATTTCGAGGGCCAGGTCAAGATCGATGTGGACCTAGCCGGCGTGAACAATACGTTCAAACAAAAGGCCGAGAAGGCATTCGAAAAGGTTGCAGATGAACTCGAGGGGCGTTTCACCGATGCAATTTCTAGCGCTTATTGGGACTGGCCAGGGCAATCGAAGCGTGGTGTGTCTGGTAGCACTGTCGGAGAGAAGGCAAAGAGCTGGGCAAAAGCAAAATTCAACACAGGCTCACCTAGGTCCATCGTCGATGGTGGTGACTTAAAGGGCAGCCTCAGAGTTGATCTCAATCCGGGGAGCTTGCAGTGTGAGTACACCTGGACCGAAGACTATGCAGCGGCCGTGCATGAAGGCGCCTACATCCACCCTTGGGGCAATAAATCGAGAGGCAAGATTCACTTGCCGGCCAGGCCCTGGACATCAGCTGTGATTAATGGAACTCATGGTGTTCCTCAGTACGACTACGTGAATGCGTACTCCAAATTTTTAGACGCCTAGGAACACTGGCGGCGATTACGTTTATCGCAATGTCTGTCGCACAGCTTCCTTTTATTACGACCCCAGTCAAGAAGACGACAGTTGTAGGAAATGCCGAAATAGGGGAGCTCGAGTTCCCGGTCTTCAATGGCCTGACTGTTGCAGAGACAAGCTGGCTACAGCAGAGCGGTGCGACTAAGACTGCTTTTGCCTTTACTGCTCGCTGTGCTCTGAAGATTGCGAAGGAGGAAAAGATCAGGCCCATCGACGCTCACTCATTTGTTGCCAAGGTGTTGGCTGGTGGAGTTGGTGCTAACGTCCAGTTCAACGCGAAAGAAGAAAACTGGCAGGTCAAATATCTCCCTGATTTAGAACAAGCCGGCCTTGAGGTGCTGGAGGTATCTGTCAAAAATCAGATAGCCCTGGTAACGACGGTGATACGTCATCGCCTCGAGGGTCAGGATGAATGGGACATTGCATCAACTCAGACTTTGCCTCAAGCGCTAGTGGACGCGATCTATACCTTTGCTGTGGGTGAGCAGCAAGGTGGTGTTGAGTACGACGAAGAGAAGGCAAAGGAGGAACTGGCTGAGGCCCTGGGAAAGTCGCAGAAGGGACCTACGAAGAAGCGGAGCCGGTCGACTGGGCGGAAACCTTCCACCACGCAAGAAACCTCTACCCCGCAGATAGAGACTTCACCCGTGAGCGATTCGGAGACCTCCTCGCTTCCTACGTCCTCAACTGTCTGATAGAAGGCGTTAGGTATGAGCGTGAGCAATTCCATGCGCTGGAGTTGCCCACTGCGCAGCTCTCTGCATTAACTGCAAACCTGAACCGCGATTCGAAGCAGAACCGGAAACCATTCACAGCAGATGACTTTTGCTTCTTTGGTGATCGTGAGGCGAATCTGCCTGAGGAGCGTGCTGCTCGTGCCTACATGAAGCTCGAGGCATTGGAGGAGTTGCCTGATTGGGCTGTCTTCTGTGCGCCTGACTTCATGCATGGTGAAGGTAAGGCCTTCTTGAGCGACCCTGCGCTGCGTGGTGATGGGTTCCTGCTGCTTGCTCCTTTAGAGATTGACGACGGCTTCAGGGGGCTGCTGATAGCCCAGTACAAAGTCTCTGGCGCGACCATCCAAGCTGCATGGGAGGGCGATGTTTATGAGGTTGAGGTCCCTAAATTTAAGAATTTTGTGATGGCTCAATCTGAGGTAGATGTCAATGCAGTGAGGCTTGGCGCTAGATCTGTTGTTTGGCCTGATTCTCCTGTATCCTCATGACACACCACTCGAGGTCACCGACGCCGGTTTCCCACCATTCATCAACGTTGCGGTCGCCTTGTGTCATCCAGCTTTCGATTTCTCTGGCCCTGACCGGGCAGTAAAAGGGCTGCAGCTGATACCAGCGTCTCCAATCCTCTGACCCCTTATCTGCGTTACAGCGTGAGCAGGCCGGCACGAGATTGCGCGTGAGATCTTGGCCACCACGACTTCTAGGCTTGACGTGATCAAGGGTCAAGCTTTCGTCGTCAATAGGCACGCCGTTACAGAAGGCGCAGCGGTTATCCCAGCATTCTTTGATGCCATCACGCCAAGCAGCGCGTGCTTTCTTGCGGTCCATTATTCTTAGTGAGTAGACGTAATCTTTGTGATGGCTCGGAGGAATTAGCTCAGGGGCATACTTCCAGGCCGGTGAAGGAACAAATTCGTCAATCACTTAGAGGCCAAGGCGTAGCGAGCAGAGAGAAGTGGACAGAGGGTCTCATCTCTGGTCGCCGGCTACAAGGCCAGGTCTTTACTGGACTCAGGATTCCAAGCTGAGTTGGTCAGAAAACCAAGCCAGAGAGACCTATCTCGGAAGCCTGGGGAGATCGAAAGGGGTGCCAATGATTGACACGGCTGACGAGCTCCTGACCGAACTAATGGCAGACACAACCTTCATGAGTTTTGTCGGTGACTACCACTTCAAAGGTGGCACCACAGCGGATGCGATCGCTGTATTAGCTGCCATGCAGGAGGTCGATGGTGTCGAAAAAGTGAGTGGCTTAGAGGTGGTTATCCCTAAGACCCCTATGACTACTTCGAAGGCGTTTCTAACTGGTGTCGAGGGTGCTATCAGCAAAGCCTGGAAGATTTTCCTAATTCAATATGATTCAGTTAATAACAACACCCTTGCGGCTGCTGACCACATTGTCTGCCGAGTTCCCGGCGCTGACTATGCAGTTATTGGCGGAGTGCCAGACGTCGCCTCAATGGCAGGTGTCGAACAGGTTGTCATTAATATTCCTCCACACTCTCAATTCATATAGGTAGGTGGAAGGATAAAACGAGATGAGGACAATTAATGCCTAGCCAGATCCAATTTAGAAGAGACACTGCCGCTAATTGGACTTCATGCGACCCAACATTAAAGTCTGGCGAGTTGGGCTATGACACAGATGCAAACCAATTTAAAATTGGTGATGGATCAACCGCGTGGTCTTCACTTGTCTATCATCCAAATCTTCCTGCAACAATAACCAACGCAGCCAGTGGGCAACATCTTACGTTTAACGGGTCTGAATGGGTCAACGCTTCACTTCCCCTAGCTGATACAGATAACTGGGGATTAATGAGTGATGAGCAGTTCGACAAACTAGCAGCGATAGAAAGCTCAGCGACCGCAGATCAAACAGGTGCAGAAATTAAAGCATCTTATGAAGGAGAATCAGATACGAATGCTTTCACTGATGCTGATCATTCAAAACTTGACGCAATCGAAGTCAGTGCTGATGTAACTGACACCACAAACGTGGTTGCTGCTCTTACAGCCGGAACTAATGTTGCTATCGCTGTTGATGGCACCATATCTTCAACTGATACGACTTATAGCGTTGGTGATGGTGGACTATCTCAGGTTAATTTTACAACAGCAGACAATACAAAATTAGATGGGATAGAAACCTCAGCTACAGCAGATCAAACAGGGGCGGAAATTAAAGCATCTTATGAAGGAGAATCAGACACGAATGCTTTCACTGATGCTGACCACACAAAACTAGATGGAATTGACGTAAGCGCAAATAATTATGCAATCTCAGCCGACCTATTAGATGAAGATAACTTCGCTAGTGATTCAGCAACCAAAGCCGCTAGTCAACAATCAATCAAGGCATACGTTGACACTGAAGTCGCGGGACTGATTGACTCATCGCCTGCCAGCCTCGACACACTTAACGAGTTGGCCGCTGCCCTCGGTGACGATAGCAACTACGCGGCAACGATTACAACTAGCCTCGGCCTTAAGGCACCTAAAG